ACGTGCTGATATACGGTACGCAGGGCGAGGCGATCGCTCGGATGCACGAGCTCAACGCAGCACTCAATGAGGAGGTGGAGAAATGACAACGGAACAAGTGGAAGAGCTCGCAGGCAGACTTGCAGAAAGCGATTTGTTTATTTGCGTGACAATGAAGCGAGGCCGCTCGCAGGAAGCTCTTTACGGAGAGACGTATAAGTTGATCGGCGTGGCGTTTAATACGCTCTTATCGGCGATTGACGAACTCGAAACGACCGAAGAGCAGATCGCGCAGATTAGAACGTGCATTATGTTTTTGAACGATACACGGATCGCAAAAGAAAAAGCGCCCGGAGTGGCTGGCACCGCTCTGAGCGCAGGGCAATAAAGCTATACCGTAAGTATATCACGGATGAGGAGGAATAGCAAACATGAGATACAGGGTAAATTTCCGTATTGAGGGGGCTGTCGAGGTAACAGCCTCATCTGAGGAGGAGGCAGAGGAGATCGTCGAGGGTATGGAGCGTGACGATCTGTTCAAGGTGTTTGATTTCGACGAACAGGAATTTTCGGCGGCAGCGTATGAGATAGATGAGGAGGAGTAGAGATGAGGATTCCGAAGCGGCTTCCCGAGGGTCTGAAAGCCCTCGTGGAGCTTGAGGAAGCGTTCGGGAGGCTCACGTTGCTCTCGGCGGATATGCAGCGTTACAAGGGGTCGGCACACATTGAGCTGACCTACATTGACAAGGGCTGCATTTCCGGTGACAAGCTGGTGACGATCGATTCCAGGCTTTACTACAACAAGTATGAGCGGTGCGTCAAGGAGAGCGCAAGCTCTCATCAGCGCAGTTTTGGCATATTCAGAAAGGCGGTGCTGGCATCGTGAACCTCTACGACATCGATAAAGAAATCCTCTCCTGCGTAGACATGGAGACAGGGGAAATCATCGACGCGGAAAAGCTCGACGAGCTGAATATGGAGAAGTCGCGCAAAATCCGCAATATCGCATGCTGGATTAAAGACCTCAATGCGGAGGCGGCGGCACTCAAAGAGCAGAGGGAGGCATTCGCTGCTCGTGAAAAGGCTGCAAAGAATAAGGCGGATGGGCTCAAGAGTTATCTCGCTGCATATCTCGACGGAAAGTCAGTTAAGGATACAGAGTATCAAATCAGTTTCCGTGCATCTAAGGCAACAGAGATCACAGACGAGGCGGCAATCCCGCAGGAATTCCGTATTCCACAGCCGGATAAGATCGATAAGTCAGGCATCCTTGCTGCACTTAAAGCCGGAGATGCGGTTGCAGGATGTGTACTAGTGGAGCGACAGAGTATCCAGATCAAGTAAGGAGGTAACATCATGAGCAGAGCGATTCTGATTATGGGGGAGAGCGGGAGCGGCAAGACAACGTCGCTCCGAACCCTCGACCCCACGACCACATTCGTCATTGACGCTGACCGCAAGGGGCTTTCGTGGCGCGGCTGGCGCAAGAACTACAACAGTGCCAACAAGAACTACTTCCAGACCTCGAGCGTCCCGAAAATCACGGAAGTGCTGAACCGTATTGATAAAGGCGACCTGCGGCACATCAAGACAGTTGTCATTGACACGCTAAATATGTGTATGACAGACGATGAGATGAACCGAATGCGGGAGAAAACCTTCGATAAGTGGGCCGATTTGGCCTGGAGCATCTGGGGGATTCTGACGAACATACACCTCTACCGCGATGATTTGACTGTTGTGTGCATGGCGCATTCACAGACTGACCGCGACGAAAACGGGTATATGTTTACGCGGATGAAAACATCGGGGCGCAAGCTGGATAAGCTTGTGCCCGAGGCGAAGTTCACAACGGTTCTGCTCTCGAAGGGGAGCGACGGGCAATATACGTTCGTCACACAGGCAGCCCACTCGACGGCAAAGAGTCCGATGGGGTGCTTTCCCAAAGAGATTCCGAACGACATGGCTGCGGTAATCGCGGCACTGAAAAAGTATGAGGAGGACGATGACAATGATGACCAAACCAAATAACTGGGACGAGACAGCCGCCGTAACGGGAGAATACACCCCGTTGCCGCCGGGGGGCTATGAGTGCCGTATCATCAAGGTGCAGCTGGGCGAGTCAAAGAGCGGCGCAGAGATGCTGACAATCGCCTTTGACATCGAAAGCGGCCCGCACATGGGCTACTACCGCAAGCAGTACGAGGGGCGCAAGGCAAGCAATGCTGATGCGAAGTGGGGCGGCATGTACTACCAGCTTACGGCTGGCGAACAGCAGGGGCGGTTTAAGGGGATGCTCCAGAACATTGAGAAGTCCAATCCCGGCTATACATGGGATTGGAACGAACAGAGCCTTGTAGGGAAACTCTTCGGCGGCAAGTTCCGCGAAGAGGAGTACATCTACAACGGCAGAATCTACACCTCGACCAAATGCATTTCAATCTTGCCGATTGAGGGCATTGAGACAATCGCAGTACCGGAAAAGAAATGCATCGAGGCGGAGATGCGTGGAGCATATACCGCTGATGATTCGGACATTCCGTTCTGAGCATGGTGCTCCTAGGTGATGTTGTGGAGGAGCGGGATGATGGGCTTACAGTCTTTGTCCCGTTCCCTCATGGCAAAAAGAGACCAGAGGGGTATCAACCGACTGTTGGCGTGGAGCTTGTTGACGAGCGTCACATATCGGCAGACCAACGCAAGAAAGCATACGTCCTCATCTCCTACATTGCTGCGTGGTGGGGATATACTCCACTGGAAGCCATGAAGGAAATGCTAAAGCTCATGTTTGTGGGCGAAGCAGAGACACTGCGGAGGTCGTTCTCACTCTCGAACTGTGACATGACGACTGCGCGGCTGTTCATCACGTATCTCATAGATTTCTGCCTGTTGCATGGCGTTGACGTAGGAGAGCCATTGTATCAGCTCTCAGAAGACATCCCTCGCTATGTGTGGGCGTGTCTGATGAATAAGCGGTGTGCGGTCTGTGGCAGGAAAGCCGACCTGCATCACTGCAACGGCGGTATCGTCGGAATGGGAAACAATCGGGCGCGTATCAACCACATTGGACGCCCCGCGCTTCCACTATGTCGAAAGCATCACAATCTCTGCCACAACATGGGAGAGACGGATTTTCTCAAACGGTACATGCTCGAGCCCGTGAAGATTGATGAGCGAATCGCGGATGTGTACCGTCTGCGGAAGAAGAGTAGGAGGTGAATGGTGTGCTGACGCTGATTGATCGGTTCAGAATGTTTGCAAGGGCAGCATCGGCGGACGATCGAATCGGCTCCATCGAAATAGCGGTTTATACAATGCTGCTGAGCATTGACAATGACCTGCTGTTTCAGGAGTGGTTCGGGTGCTCTGATCGTCGCTTGCAAGATATGACCAACGTCGGAAGCGTGAATACCATCACAAAAGCGAAGAACAGGCTGAAGCAGCTCGGGTGGATTGATTTCAAGACAGCGGGCAAAAAGACGACCTTGTATAAATTGACCATCCCGATATGTGAGACAGATACTGCGACAGTATGTGAGACAGATACTGCGACAGTATGTGAGACAGATACTGCGACATTAAGAAGACAAGACAAGACTGCTAGACAGATAGACAAAGCAGCTGCTGATGCGCGCGCGCGCGAGGAGGGCAACTCTCTCGCAGAGGTGGTGCAGGCGTTCGAGAATAACATCCACCCCGTCACAGGGAAGATCGAGCAGGACGCTCTTGTTGACCTCATGGACGAATACAGTGCTCTTTGGGTGACAGAGGCGATCAAGGAGGCGGCGTTATCCAACGCGCGTAATCTGCGCTATATCACGGCGATTCTTGAGCGGTGGAATCGTGAGGGATTCAAGGCACCTCGGAAAGGAGTGAAGAGCAGTGGAACAAGCAGGGACAATAGCCGAGAAGCTCTTGAAGCGCGGTATCCGGATTTCGTCGAAGCCGACCGAAACCACGTCTATCCGTGGGAAGTACAATCTCCCGGCAGAGGAGATCGAGCGGCATCGGGATGAGATCGCGGAGATTGAGCGCCTGCAAGACCTCTGCCGCGGATGCACGGGAGAGACCTGCAAGCAACCCTCACGGGGGATGATCCCCGTCGTGGATACGTCCTATGGGCGGTTTTGCCACGCTCTCAGCCCCTGCAAGCATGAGCGCAACAGGAGGGAGCGTCTGCGGATTGCGCGGCTCTTTGCCTCAGCGCGGATTCCGCGCACCTACGAGGGGGATACGTTCGCGGACTACACCGTGACGGAGGGCAATCGCCACGCGGTGGAATCGGCGCGCTGGATGCTGGACGGCGGCAGCGGAGTGTTTCTTTACGGGGAGAAGGGGACGGGAAAGACCAAGCTCGCGGCAATCATTGCCAATGAGCGGGCAAGGGCAGGGCATCCCGTGCTCTTTGCGTCCGTGCCTGATCTCATGGCAGACATCCGCGCATCGTTTGACGGCGGCAAGACAGCGGAGACGGTGCAGGCAGTCAAGGAGACGCCGTTCTTGGTGCTGGACGATCTCGGCAGCGAGAAAATGAGTGAGTGGGTGGGCGAGCAGCTGTTTTGCATCGTCAACCACCGCTATAACGAGCGCTTGCAGACGGTTGTGACGAGCAACTACAGCCCGACGGAGATCATCGGTCACATGGCAACCGTAGACAGGCGTGGCAACGTGATTGACGACATGCAAGGACAGAGGATTATGTCGCGCATCTACGGGATGTGCGAGCGAGTAGAGATCAGGGGCAAAGACTATCGAATGAAAGGAGCGTGCTGAGATGGAATACGATATGTGGGAACAGACGAAAGGGCTGCTGGAAGAGCAAGACAACAAGCAGGATCCCGACATGACAAAGCCGCAGCCAAGCTCGGAATTTTGCTACCTGAAGACACTGGACTGGGTCGCAGAGTTCTCTAAGAAGACGAATGAAGTCATTCAGGAGGCAGGATACTTAGGCGGCCTGGTTGATGATTTTTTCACCGAAACAGACATTGAGGATGTGGGGGTGACGGAAAAGAGACTCGCATTAAAACTCACGGAAGTTATCACGTTCTGTACCTCATGGCTTAACCGTATTGGATATTTTGAAAATGAACGCGATGAGCTGCAGAGGCTCGTGAACGAGAAAAATCGAGAGCGCGGGTACTTCTGAGGAGGCAGAACGATGGAGATTTTGAACAGTGAAAAAGAGCTGATCTATCGAAAACTTGTTGAATTTGCCGTAGATATTCTCTGTGACCGCCGCAAAAAGGATTTAGTGCGTTTCCGGGAGGCGCTAGATATTGCCAACGGTATTCCGTCTCTCGATCAAGGCGCGTTGAATCACCTTGAAAGCATCGTTGAGGGGGATGCGGACTATGTTTTCTGTATTTTCGACGATGCCGCGGACAGGGAAAAGGCGATTACAGAAATTCTTCGTGAAATTGGGCACTGAGGAGGTGATGGCATGGATGAGTATACGCCCTGCAGGAAAGCTGACCCGACGGCGCGGATCGCAATCGGGAATGTGATGCGTATCCTGCATACGCAGCGCAAAAAGGCGAATAAGTACAACGCCCGCAAGACAACGGTATACGGGCACACGTTTGACAGCAGACGGGAGGCAGAGATCTACCTTGACCTGCTCTCACGAAAGCAGCACGGCGAGATTCTCCGCATCGGCTTCCAGCCGCAGTACACACTTCTTGAGGGCTTCAAGGACAACACGGGAAAGAAGCAAAAGCCGATTACCTACACAGCAGATTTCTTTGTGACCTATGCCGACGGGCGCAGCGAGGTGATCGAGGTCAAGGGCGTACGGACGCGGGACTATCTGCTGCGCAAGAAGCTGTTTCTGCACATGATGAGGGACACGGATATTATTTTTCGGGAGATTCGATGATGGAGGCAGGAAACTATGACCATTGATTATATTGGATTTTTGAGATCAAAGATGGTGATTGCCAAAAAGAGCGGCATTGCCATTGATGCGGTAGAAATCAGTCCTGCCTTGAAACCGCATCAGCGGGATGCGGTCATGTGGGCCGTACAGGGCGGACGGCGCGCAATCTTCGCCGCATTTGGCCTTGGCAAGACCATCATGCAGCTCGAATGGTGTCGCCTCATCCATGAGAAGAAGGGCGGAAAGATGCTCATCGTGTGCCCTCTGGGCGTCAAACAGGAGTTTATGCGCGACGCGGAAAGGCTCCTCGGCATGGACGCACCTGTCTATGTTCGCAACATGGAGGAGGTGGAAGCCGCGCCGGGGTGGCTTGTTATCACCAACTATGAGCGCGTGCGAGACGGAGATATAAATCCCCGCGCTTTCGCGGGAACGAGTCTCGACGAGGCGGCTGTCCTGCGTTCCTTCGGGAGCAAGACATATCAGACGTTTCTTGATAAGTTTCGCGGCGTGCCGTACAAGCTCGTTTCGACGGCGACACCATCGCCGAACAAGTACAAAGAGCTCATTCACTACGCGGGATATCTTGAGATCATGGACACGGGGCAGGCACTCACACGCTTTTTCAAGCGGGACAGCACGAAGGCAAACAATCTGACCCTTTACCCGCACAAGGAAAAAGAGTTCTGGTTGTGGCTATCGACATGGGCGCTCTTTATCCAGAAGCCGTCCAATCTCGGCTATGACGATACGGGCTATGACCTGCCCGAACTCGAGGTGCGCTATCACAAACTCGGACGGCCGGCAGAGCTCACAGAGGAGAAAGACGGCCAGATCAAGATGTTTCATGACGCCGCGCAGGGGCTAAAGGAAGCCGCACGCGAAAAGCGGGAGAGCATTGACACCCGTATGGCGGAAGCAAAGCGCATCATCGACGCAGCGCCCGATGATCATTTCATCATCTGGCATGACCTCGAGGCAGAGCGCCATGCAATCAAAAAAGCCTTGCCGGAGGTGCGGGAAATCTACGGATCACAGGATTTGGACGTGCGTGAGCGGAACACAATGGACTTCTCGGACGGGAAATTCCGACTGCTGGCAACAAAAAAAGAGCTCTCCGGGAGCGGATGCAACTTTCAGCGGCATTGCCACCGGATGATCTTCCTCGGGATTGACTACGAATTCAACGATTTCATTCAGGCGATCCACCGCTGTCACCGATTCTTGCAGCCGCATAAGGTCATCGTGGATATCATCTACATGGACAGCGAGCAGGAAATCCTCAAGGTATTGCAGCACAAATGGACGCAGTACAACGAGCTCACGTCAAAGATGGCGGAGATTATCAAGGAGTATGGACTCGGCGGCGCGAATGCCGCGCAGGAAATGGGACGCAGTATAGGAGTTGAGCGCGTGGAAATCAAAGGAGATGGCTGGACTGCCATAAACAACGACTGCATCGAGGAGACGAAGAGAATGGCGGAGAACTCCGTTGATGAGATTATCACTTCCATACCATTCTCGAACCATTATGAGTACACGGCGAGCTATAACGACTTCGGGCACAACGAGGACACGGCGCGATTCTTCGAGCAGATGGACTACCTGAGCCCCGAACTGCTGCGCATCCTAAAGCCTGGGCGCGTGTTTGCCTGTCATGTCAAGGACCGTGTGCTCTTTGGCAACGCGACGGGGACGGGCATGCCGACCATAGAGCCGTTCCATGCGCTCTGCATCGACCACTATATGCACCACGGATTTCAGTATTTCGGCATGATCACCGTTGTGACGGACGTTGTGCGCGAGAATAATCAGACCTATCGCCTCGGGTGGACGGAGCAGTGCAAAGACGGAAGCAAAATGGGCGTCGGCTGTCCTGAGTACATCCTGCTTTTCCGAAAACTCCCGACGGACACGTCCAAGGCGTATGCAGATGATCCGGTCACAAAGACCAAAGAAGAATATACGCGGGGACGGTGGCAGATCGACGCGCACGGATTCTGGCGCAGCAGCGGAGACCGACCTCTCACGAAAGAGGAAGTCATGAGCTTCCCGGTGACTGACCTCCAGCGCGTCTATCGCAAGTACAGCCGCGAGAGCGTCTATGACTATGAGGAGCACGTCGCGATGGCGGAACGTCTCGACAAGGACAAGAAACTTCCTGCGACGTTTATGGTTGTTGCACCGGGGAGCTGGACGGATGAGGTCTGGGACGATATCAACCGGATGCGGACGATGAACACACTCCAGGCGCAGAAGGGCAAGCAGCTCCATGTGTGCCCGCTGCAGTTTGACATTGTAGAACGTCTCATTGACCGATACAGCAACGCGGGTGACCTTATCTTTGACCCGTTCGGCGGGCTGATGACTGTTCCGATCTGCGCCATAAAGCGCGGGCGGCGCGGAATGGCGACGGAACTCAATGCAGATTATTTCCGTGATGGTGTTGGTTATCTCAAAGTGGAGGAAGCAAAGCGCAGCGCGCCAACGCTGTTTGACTTTCTTGAGGCTGGAGAAGAAGTAGAGGAGGGAGTATCGTGAATCACTGGACAGGCATCGGGCGGCTTGTGACGGAGATCGTCGTCCAGAGCATGGAGTTCTGCGACAGCAAGAGCGGGCAACAGTTAAGCGACGCTAAAGAGTTCGCGGGGACGCCTGTGCCCGATGAGGATATTCCGTTTTGAGGTAAAGTCGGTTAGACAGGAGGAAGAACGTGAGAGAGTACAGTGACTATATCAGGGAGACAAAGAGGCTGCTCATGAACTACAACAAAATGAAGGTCGCTGTCACGAATCTCACAGAGGAGATTGAGGCGCAGGAGATGATTTTGCGTGATGAATCCATAGCGTCTATCCAGTATGGAGATGATCGCATCAGCGGAGGCACAAGGGAGCTGACGATCACGGAGGCGGCAGCTGCACGGCGCATCGAGTTGGAGGGACATATCACCGATATGCGGATTCGCAGAGATGATATGGAGCGGACGATACGGGCAATCGATCGGGCGTTTGAATCGCTTAGTGATGAGGATGCGGACCTCCTGCAGGGGCGGTATATTCGAGGGCTGTCATGGGCCGAGCTTGCGGAGGAGTTGAACTATACGGAGAAGTGGGCGAGGGAGAAGGGCGGGAAGGTACTGCGTGATGTTGCGCTGATGTTATTTGGGGTTATTGTGAGGCCTGCGCAGTTAAAACTTGTATATACATCAGACCATTGACAATTTACTAAAAAGATGATATAATCAACAAAGAAGTTGATTAGGGGAGTAGAATAGGAAAGAGAGTGCAACAATGACTACACCGTTGGGAAAGTTATTGCGGAAACTCCGCATAGAAAAAGATGAATATCTAAGGGATATGGCTGGGCGATTGAATATAACGTCTTCATATCTTTCTGCAATCGAGAACGGCAAACGTAGAATGCCCATGGATTATATTGAAAAGATAAGAGAAATTTATGGGCTAGGGCAAGAAGAGCTTGCCCAACTACGAGAAGCTGCCAGCTATGAGCAACAGAAGGCTGAAATAAAACTGCAATCTGTCTCCGAAGAAAGGAAATATGCTGCTTTGTCGTTTGCTCGTAATTTTGATAAGTTGAGCGATGAGCAGTTAGAGGAAATTCGAAGGATTATTGAGGAGGACTCAGATTGAGTGGACTGATGATGCCTCCACTGTTTCTAGTCCAGATCAGGGAGAAAGCAAGTGCATTCCGTAAAATATTTGGACAGACAGAAAATGGATATGTTGATATTGTTAGAATTCTTGAGACTTTACAAGATTATGGGGTAGAGATAGAGATCGCACCTGTTCATGAGATGGCAAATAAACATGGACAAACGTACCCAGCGAAATCTAAGATAGTGATTCGTGAAGATGTTTATGAGCGCGCGTGTGATGGGCATGGTAGAGATCGATTAACCATCGCATACGAGATAGGGCACTTGATACTACATAGTACGGATAAGATTTCATTGGCAAGAGTGGAGAAAGAATATGAGGTTCCTATATGTTGTGATCCGGAGTGGCAGGCAAACGCATTCGCAGGGGAGCTTCTAGCGCCATTCCGATTTATTAAAGGATTATCTATACCAGAGATACAGAGGCAATATGGTGTTTCAGAACAGGCTGCAAGAGTTCAAAAGACAAGGCGAAAGTGAAAGGAGTGCTGCGTTATGTATAATTGCATAGAAAAACAGCCACCGAGTGGCTGAATACACAAGGCGGCTGTTGCTATATACCTAAAGTTCCAGCTTTAAGTATATAATTCTGTCTGAGATGGTCAGACTATGATTGGTTCAATCATCCACATCATAGCATTTTCAGACAGAATTTGCAACGGTCTCCGGAAAGGAGATTTATATGTGGATAACATGTAAATCGTACGTGAATCGTTGGGGAAAACTCATGGTCGCTGCTGACTATGGGTATAAGTTCTGGCGATTCTTCGTACCTTGTAAGAAACCTAAGGTATCGTAAGTGACAGGAAACACTTGTAAGCTGACTACAAGTGGTCTTGAGGAGTTGCCGCTTTGGCAGCTCCTTTTTCCTTCATGAGATTTTGTATTGTATAGGAATAAAAGTATACTTTAAATTTAGGAGTGATATTTATGACAATAGATAATTCAATTCTAGTGGTTCTTGTGTCGGCGATATGTTCAGGTATTTCTGCGGCGATTGTATGTTATTTAAATCAATGTCATTTTCAAAAGAAAAAAGAAGAGAGAGAATTGGAGCGTAGAATAAAAAGAGATCGTTTCTATAAATTATATCTACCTATAAGAAAAATATTATATCGACGAGTTGTTTTTGATGAAGGGTATATAGGCCTAGATGATTTAAGTGTGGAGGAAGTAATAGATACAATAGTCCAAAACATTGATTTAGCTGACGATGATTTGGAAGGTTACTACTGGCATTTTTATGAGGCATTGAATTATAGATATTTGGAACGAGGGCAATATCCAGACGGTGATGCTTATGAGCCTCCTATGGATGAAGATAGAAAATTTCTTGATTTTATAGAAAAAAAGTATAAAAATTTGAGGAGTGAATTACATATGACTTAGTCGTTGAGGACAACTCAATCTTCTTCCCAACGGTATTTTTAACCGACTTTTTGTTCCGTTTTACTTCCTTTTTTCTTCGCGAAAATGTGATATGATAGTAGAGTAGGAAAACTGAACACAAGGGCATCGCTTGCGCGGTGCTCTTTTTGTATGCGTGAAATATAAAATTTTGCGATTTTTTATGTTTCATTGGTGTGAAGTATAAAAATAGATTGTTTTTTATGTAAGGAGGTGATGACGTGAAACTGACGGCAAAGCGGAAGCGTTTTGTAGATGAATGGCTGATTGATTTTAATGGGACACAGGCGGCGATCAGAGCAGGGTATAGCGAGAAAACGGCGGCGGCTACTGCTGCGAGGTTGTTAAGGAATGTTAATATCCAGAACGAAATTGCACGTCGTCAAAGAGACCTCCAGAAGCGTGCGGAAGTAACGCAAGATCGCGTTGTCAAGGAGCTGGCGCGTGTTGCCTTTGCGGATGCTTCGGATTATGTGTGCGTCGAGACGTTGACATACGAGAATGAGGACGGAACAGTATCTCCAGTACAGATAGTCTCCCCAAAAGACACGGACACGCTCTCCGATGATCAGCGTGCAGCGATAGCAGGAATCAAGCAGGGCGCGAACGGCATCGAAATCAAGCTGCATGACAAGATCAAGGCGCTCGAGCTTTTAGGGAGGCATATCGGTATGTTTAACGATAAACTTGACATCAAAGCCACGGTCACGGAGAATCCCTTTGCAGGACTTTCGACTGAGGAGCTGCGGGGCGTGATCGACAGTGGATAGCAGGATCGTCCATCAGGCGAAACTAGAACTTGCACGACGCGAGTTCTTTTTTTATTGCTGTCTGCGGGCGTCGGATTTCTATAGGCCCGAACGCACGTATCTCCGTGAGCTCTGTGACGCCTTGCAGGCATTTTACGAGGGCGAGGACGAGGTGCTTGTCATCAACGAGCCGCCACGCCACGGCAAGAGCCGCACGGCGGGGCTTTTCGTTGAGTGGATCCTCGGGCGCAACCCGAAAGAGAAGATCATGACAGGCTCGTACAACGAGACGCTGTCAACGGTATTCTCGAAGAACGTCCGCAACAGCATCCAGGAGATCAAGGCGGATGCAGCACGTATTGTCTACAGTGACATCTTCCCGGGTGTCACGATCAAGGCGGGTGACGCAGCCATGAATCTCTGGAGCCTTGCGGGAGGGTATAACAGCTATCTCGCGACATCACCGACGGGCACGGCGACGGGCTTCGGCTGCTCGCTGATGATCATCGACGACCTCATCAAGAACGCGGAAGAGGCATATAACGAGACGGTCAAAGAAAAGCATTGGGACTGGTTCACAAACACCATGCTTTCGCGTCTTGAGGAGGGCGGCAAGATCATCGTTATTATGACGCGCTGGGCATCAGACGATCTCGCGGGCAATGTGCTCCAGCATTTCGCTGACCGCCGCATCCGTCATATCTCAATGAAAGCGCTGCAGGACGACGGGACAATGCTCTGCGATGAGATCCTCTCGCGCAAGTCCTACGAGGACAAAGTGCGGGCGATGGGTGCGGATATCGCCTCTGCGAATTACCAGCAGGAGCCGATCGACATCAAAGGGCGGCTGTACAGTACGCTAAAGACATACGATGACGTGCCGCGTGACAGCAGCGGGCATCCGCTTTTCACATCGATCAAGGCGTACGTCGATACTGCAGACACGGGCGAGGACTTTCTCTGCGCCATCGTCTATGGAGTCTACGCTAAAGAGGCGTATGTGCTCGACGTGCTCTATACGAAAGCCCCGATGGAGGAGACGGAGCCTTTATCGGCGCAGATGCTCCACAAAAACGGCGTCAATATTGCCGACATCGAATCCAACTCCGGCGGTCGTGGCTTTGCCAGGTCGGTCGAGCGCCATTTGCGTGAGAGTTACGGGAGCAACAAGACCATCATCCGGCCATTCCATCAGTCGCGCAACAAGGCGGCGCGGATACTCTCCAATGCGACATGGGTGATGGAGCATATCTATTTCCCGGCCAACTGGCGCGATCGTTGGCCGGAGTACTATGACGCCATGACGCGGTATCAGCGTGAGGGCAAGAATAAGCACGATGATGCGCCCGATGCAACAACAGGCATCGCCGAGAAGATCGGCGCGGGTGATCTGTATAGTTTTGAGTAAGGAGGTGGGGCAATGTCCTTTATGGACGTGGTTCGGATCATTATTCGCCGTGGCGCAGAGTCCGTCATGACCGAGGAGGAATTTATCGAGGTCGAGACCGTCGCGTGGTTGGCATCTGAAAAACGCCGTCAGATGATGATCGGCGAGGCATACGCGCGCGGTGAACATGATGTGCTCTACAAGACCCGCAGCGCGATCGGTGACGGCGGCAAAAAGACCACTGTGCGAAATTTGCCGAATAACATCATCATCGACAACCAATACGGCAAACTCGTCAATCAAAAGGCAAGTTACCTGCTCGCGAAGCCCTTTGAGGTCAAGACGGAGAACGAGGCATTCGGCGCACAGCTAAAGCCCGTATTTAACCAGGCATTTCGGCGGACGCTCAAGCAGATCGGCGAGGACTGCCTCAATACGGGCGTCGGGTATCTCTACCCGTACTTTGCGGATAACGAGCTGCGCTTTCGTCGTTTCGCGCCAGATGAGATTTTGCCGTTCTGGTTGGACGATGCGCACGAGGAGCTTGCCTCGTTCCTGCGCATCTACACCCTCGAGTATTACGAGGGCCGCACGAAAAAGCAGAGCATCAAGGTGCAGTACTTCTCGAAAGAGGGCGTACGGTACTTTACGTTTGACTCGGGCAAGCTGCTGCCGGATGTGGAAGCGGAGGATTCGCCCTATTTACAGGTGGACGGCGTACCGATGAACTGGGAACGTGTGCCGCTCATCGTATTCCGCGCCAACAGTGCCGAGTGTCCGTTGATTTCCCGCGTGAAGTCCCTGCAGGATGCACTGAATACGCTCCTTTCGACGTTCGCGGATAACTTGCAGGAGGACGCACGGAGCACGATCCTTGTCATCCACAACTATGACGGTCAGGAGCTTGGTGACTTCCGCAAGAATCTCTCGACCTTCGGCGCAATCAAAGTTCGAGATACCGAGATGGCTAAAGGCAGCGTCGAAACACTTTCCATCGAGGTCAATGCGCAGAACTATGAACTTGTCCTGCGTCTCCTCAAGCGTGCCATAATCGAGAACGGCTGTGGATTCGACGCGAAAGATGATCGGCTCTCGAACAATCCGAATCAGATGAACATCCAGTCGATGTACTCGGACATTGACCTTGACGCCAATGACATGGAGCTCGAATTTCAAGCGGCACTGGAGCGCCTCATGTGGTTCGTCGGTGTTGCGCTGCGGCTGAAAAAGATCGAGCCTGAGACGGTGGAGTTCGTCTTTAACCGCGACATTCTCATCAACGAGGCGGAGGCGATTGCGGACTGTCGTGATTCCGAGGGTGTAATCAGCCGTGAGACCATCGTCGCAAATCACCCATGGACGAAGGACACGAAAGCTGAGCTTGAGCGACTCAAAAAGGAGCGTACCGAGGAGGCGGCGGAGATGCGCGGCGCGTATCCGGTAGGTGAGGAGCATGGAGCACAATAAATACTGGGCGGAGCGATTCGAGCAGCTGAATGAATCGGAGCTGCATAAGGCGGACGATCTGAGTGCCGAGATGGTGAAGGAGTATAGGCAAACGGCGCAAGACCTGAATGACGATATTCAGCGTTGGTATGCACGATTCGCCGCTGAGAACCAGATGAGCCTTGCCGAGGCACGGCGTGTACTGAATACGCGTGAGCTTGCAGAATTCCGCTGGATGGTAGACGAATACATCAAGTATGCCAAGGAAGCGTATCTTTCCGATGCGTATATCCAGAAGCTAAAGAATGTCTCCGCACGCGTCCACATTGACCGCCTCGAGACGATACGGATGCAGATGGCACAGCACGTCGAAAAGCTCGCCGCAAAGGGAAATGCACGCCTCACGGACGTGCTTAGCGACATCTACCCTGATGCACACCTGCGCACCGCCTACGAAGTACAGAAAAAGGCGGGCTTTGATTCGTTCGCTCGCATCCCTGAGACGGATGTCGAACGTATCCTAAAGAAACCGTGGGTGTCCGACGGACTGAACTTCTCCGACCGCATCTGGCGTGACAAGGAACGTCTGCTGAGCACGCTGCAGGGCGAGCTGGCGCGTGGACTGATACGCGGCGAGCCGTATGCGAAGATCACGCAGCGCATCGCAGGACGCATGAACGTCGCCATGAGTGCGGCATCGCGCCTTGTGGAGACGGAGGCGGCGTTTTTCTCGTCAAAAGGGCAGCTGGATGCATTCCGCGACCTCGGTGTTGAGCAGTATGAGTTTGTAGCGACGCTTGACAGCCGTACTTCGGAGATTTGCCGCGAGATGGATGGAAAAGTGCTCCCCCTCGACGAATGCAAGCCAGGCATCACAGCCCCGCCGCTACACTGCCGCTGCCGTTCGACGATCTGCCCGTACTTCGATGACGAATTTACGGAGAATGAAACACGGGCGGCGCGTGACATAGAGACAGGGAAGACCGTACAGGTGGATAGCAAGCTGACCTATGAAGAGTGGAAGAAGAAGTATGTCGGCGGAAAAGACTCCTTGATGGAGGATGTAACAAAGGCCTATCTTAATCGCGCGAAGCCGGGAGAAGGAAAAGTTAATTACGAAGACGGTTATTCGCGTACTGAGCATAGAGCGGAGGTGGACGCCGCAGAATGGTTACACAAGACATTTGGTGGCGACATCACTTTGTTGCAAGAGATTAATGCCGATAAGAAAAAGACTCCTGACTTTTTATGGGATGGAGCCTTTTGGGACTTGAAGACGGTCTCATCAGAAAAATCTGCTGACAGCGCTATCCGTTATGGATTGAAGCAAATCGAAGAGAATCCAGGCGGTATGATTCTGGATTTTGTCGGTGAAAGCCTTGACTTAAAAGGATTGGCCGAGATAATTGGTCGGCGTTTGCGCCGCAGCGCAAAAAGTTCGATGGATATTATCGTTATCTCACACGGGAAGCTTATTAGTGTGCGACGTTATGACATAAAAAATAAGAGGAAGCCCCCCCGCCAATAGAGGGCGGAGGTTCAACCTCTTCTTAATATGTATTATAAGCTGTTTTTGAAGAAAAAGCAATACCTAGGTGAAAGGAGGTGGTGCCGTGGCGCACTGAATCATGCCGATACAACAATCTATTCAGAATGGAGGAATCTATGACAAAAGACGAACTCAAGGCTCTCGGACTCTCCGATGAACAGGTGGCGAAGGTCGCGGAGGACTACGAAAAGAACTACGTCGAAAAGAGCCGCTTCACTGCCAAGGAGGACGAGCTCAAGGCGGCCAAGGACGAGAGCAAGACCGCACGCGGGGAGCTCGACAAGCTGAAAAAGGATCACAAGGACAACGCTGAACTCGTCAAGCAGATCGACGAGCTCAAGGCGGCCGCCGATGCACGCGACAAGGAGCACGCAGCGAAGGTCAAGGCGATGGAGATTGATTCCATCGTTGAAAAGTCCCTGCTCGGAGCGAAGGCGAAGAACACCGCTGCTATGCGTGCACTCCTGAAGCTCGAGGGCGCAGAGGCGGAGGACGGCAAGATCAAGGGGCTTGATGAGCAGATCAAGAAACTCAAGGAGTCCGATGCGTATCTCTTCGAGGACGATACGGTATTGGTACAGGGGCTGAACCCGCCCGGAGGGAATGGCGGCGGTACGCCTCCGCCGAGTATTCAGAACCAGTTTGAGGCAGCCATGGGGCTGTAATTGAAAGGAGTAAATTTTATGGCAATCAATACGCTTGAGATGGCAAAGATTTTTCAGCAGTCGCTCGACAAGCAGATGGGTATCGAGGCGACATCGGGATGGATGGAGAGCAACGCCGTGAACGTGAAGTATAACGGCGGCGACACGGTGCGTATGCCGCGCATCACGACCACGGGCATGGCACGCTATGACCGCGACGAAGGATTTAACCAGGGCTCTGTGACGCTCTCCTATGACGATTACAAGCTGACGCAGGATCGCGGCCGCACGTTCCAGCTGGATTCCATGGATGTGGATGAGAGCAACTTTATTGCCTCGGCAGGGACGGTCATGGGCGAGTTCCAGCGGCTGCAGGTCGTCCCCGAGGTGGATGCGTACCGCTACAGCCGCATCGCCGCACTCGCGAAGAATGCGCACCGCACGACGGATGGATTCACGCCGAGTGAGACGAATATCCTTGCGCAGCTTGACAAGGAGATCACCGACCTGCAGGACGCCATCGGCGAGACAGAGCAGCTGGTGATCCTCATGGCGACGCCGATCCGCACGGTGCTCAACAACGTGAAGAACATCGAGCGGCATCTTGACGTGACACAGTTCAAGGCGGGGGCAATCGATACGAAGGTCAAGACTTACAACGAGATTCCGATCTTCTCCGTGCCCTCGTTGCGCATGAAGACGGCGTACGTATTCAACGACGGCAAGACGACGGGACAGGAGGCGGGCGGCTTCAAGGCGGACACAGGTGCGAAGTCCATCAACTGGATCATCATCTCGCGCCGTGCGCCGATTGCGATCTCCAAGACGGACAAGGTACGCATCTTTGCACCTGACGTCAATCAGAAGGCAGACGCATGGAAGCTCGATTACCGCAAGTTCCACGACCTCTGGATTCCGACGAATAAGCTTGCGGGCGTCTGGGCGAACATCGGCGCATAAGGAGGTATATCATGGAACGACTGGTACGGCTCAACGAGGTGCAGTATGCCGCCACTGAGGCGCAGGCAGAACGCCTGAAGGAGCAGGGCTTTCGCGTGGAGGCTCTGCCCGAAGAGGCCCCCGAAACGAGCGCTGCCGATGAGGAGGACGGCAAGAATGCCTCCGATGGCGACAAGAAGGGCGGCAAATAATGCTCGCCGATGTACGGATGCTGATTAAGGCATCCGTTGGCTACGAGGTGCAGGATACTGACCTGCCCGTCCTATCGTACATCTACAGCGACGTTGAGCAGCACATCAAGAATGACTGCAACGTGACAGAGATCCCCGAGGGCTTGCAGACGGTTCTGGATGAACTGACGGCGGGAAAGTTCCTCGCTCTGCAAAAGGGCGTGATTCTCGGCACGGAGGGTACGGAGGTCGTGAAGTCCATCCGCGAGGGTGATACGACCGTCGAACTCGGCGGGACAAGCACAGAGCAGCGGTATGACGCTCTTGTGCGCGTGCTGACAAAGGAGCGTGATTTTGCGTGTTACCGAAAATTTCGCTGGTAAAGCGTGCGGTAGAGCATCTCTATGACGGCAGAATGACTGTTGAGGAGGCGCGCAAGGAGAAGAACGCGAAGAACATCACCGCGCTCGTATGGAGCGCAGTCATTGAGGATGTACCATGCCGCGTCAGCTACAAGACAGTCGCACCTGCGGGGCGTTCAGACACGGTGGACAGCATCGCACAGGCGATTACGCTCTTCACCGTACCCAATATTGACATCAAGCCTGGCAGCCGCGTGACCGTCACGCAGAGAGGGCGCACGATGCGTTTTTCCTGCGCAGGCATCCCTGCGGTCTACGAATCGCATCAAGAGATTCCGCTGACACGGTGGGAGGAGCATCCGTAATGGCAAGGATGGATATGTCCGAGCTACACAAGTTCCAAGCACAACTGCAGCAGATGACGACACAAGAGAAGCAGAAACTGTATGAAGACTGCCTCAAAGAACTTGCCGCACGTTTTTTGCGGAAAGTCATTAAGAGAACCCCCGTCATCAGCGGGCACCTTCGTCGCGGATGGTCTGCCTTGCTGAAAGATGCAATTCGGGTACAGAAAATTGGAAGCACCTATCGAATTGAGCTCGTGAACAACACGGAGTATGCGTCCTATGTCGAATACGGGCACCGTCAGACACCGGGACGCTTTGTTCCGGCGATTGGCAAGCAACTTAAAGAATCATGGGTTGAGGGGCAGTTCTGTATGACGCTCTCGGCACATGAGGTGGAGTCTGGTGCGCCTGCGATTTTGCAGCGGAAGATACAGCGCTACTTCGAGGAGGAGATCAATGGTAAATAACATCGTGGATGGGATTGCCGTTCGCCTTGGTGAGTTGTTTCCAGATATCGATGTGTGCAGAGATGAAATAGAGCAGGGATTTGATGCGCCGTGCTTTTTTATTTTGCCTCTGCGTGTGACGCAAGAGACAAAACTCGGTAACCGTTATTTCCGCAGACACGCCTTTGATGTGCATTATTTCCCGCGTAGGGGCAGTGCCTCAGAGGATGTGCAGGCGGTTGCGACAGATCTCATCATGGGATTGGAGTATATTTCAGCTGAGGGCGACCTTATCCGTGCATCACGGACAGAATACGAGGTGCACGATGGTGTTCTGCATTTCGAGGTAGACTACGATGTATTTATCCTCCGCGAACGTGATAAGTTGCCACATATGGAGACGTTGAAGCAGCGTCAAACAACGAAAGGATGATGATAATGGCAGAGAAAAAGAGCACGGAGCAGGAAGCTCGATATACACGCGATGCTCTTGTAGCATCGACGAAGTATCGTCCTTACTGCGATGTGCTGATGATCTCTCTCGAGGAAGGAAAGGAATACACCTTCGCCGAGGTTGATCAGATGGTGGAGGAGTTTAACGGCAGGACTGTCGCTGAGGCGACGGTCGGGAAGGAGTGATTTTATGGCACTGGGCGGCGGTACTTGGCTGTTTCAAAACAAGAAACTGCCTGGGACGTATATCAATTTTGTGTCGCGTGTGCGCGCGTCCACGGATATTGCCGATCGCGGTTATGCTACCATGCCGATTGAGATGGATTGGGGCCCCGTTGGAAGCGTGTTCGCAGTGACGGCGGAGGACTTTCAGGAGCGCAGCCTTTCGATCTTCGGCTATGCGTATACCTCGCCGGAGCTCAAGAGTCTGCGTGATCTCTTCCTCAACCTCAAAACGGGGTATTTCTACCGTCTCGACAACGGGGCGGTCGCAGCGGCGTGTGCGATTGCGCGTGCGAAGTATCCCGGCAAACGCGGGAATGACATCACGGTATCTGTAACGGCAAACGTCGACAACACGAGCGCATTTGACGTGACGACCTATATGATCGTTGACGGCTCGCCCGCGAAGGTAGACGAGCAGAAGAACATCACTGCATGGGCGGATGTCGCAGATAACGACTATGTGACATGGATCCGCACGGGGGATCTCGAGGCAAAGGCGGGCGAGAAGCTGACGGGCGGCACGAATGGCGCTGCGGTCACGGGGCTCCAGTATCAGAACTACCTTGACGCTATCGAGCCGTATTATTTCAACATTCTGGGCTATGCGGGCTCGGATGCAACGATCCAGCAACTCCTTATCCAGTTCACGAAGCGGATGCGGGAGAATACGGGCGCGAAGTTCCAGCTCGTCATCCACGGACGAGAGAACGTCGACTATGAGGGTGTGATCTCGCTCAAGAACGCCGTACGCGACGAGGGCGCACAGCCGGGCGCAGCGGTCTACTGGCTCGTTGGTGCAGAGGCAAGCTGTGCGGTCAACGCATCGTGTACGAACAAGACCTATGACGGCGAGTACAAGATCAACACGAAGTACAGTCAGACGGAACTTGAGCGGGCGATGATCTCTGGGATGATGATGTTCCACAACGTCGCGGACTCGGTCTCGGGGGATGTGGTCGGCAAGACAAATGTTCTCAGCGACATCAACACATTTACGAGCTTCTCGAAAAAGAAGAACGCTGATTTCGCTCTGAATCAGGTCATCCGCGTCCTCGATCAGATCGCCATCGACGTGGCGCGTCTCTTTAATCGGACGTATCTCGGCAAGGAGCAGAACGATGAGGACGGGCGCACGGCACTCTGGGGCGACATTGTTGCATTGCACAAGGAGTATCAGCGTGTGCGTGCCATTCAGAACTTCGACCCGAAAGACGTGCCGATTCCGACACAGGGCGAGAAAAAGACGGACGTGCTCATGAACTACTCTGTGCAGCCGACATGCTGCATGGAAAAGCTTTACATGAATGTGGAAGTGGCATAAGAGGAAGGAGTGAAAAACTATGTCGATTAATGCAATCCGAACGATGCATGCCAAGGATGTTATTTCTGCAAAACTGGCGTCTGCGTACGTATCAATCAAAGGGGAACGCTTCCTGCTCTTTCAGGCGAAGAAGCTCGAGGCGAAACTCGAGAAGAACAAAGAGGAAGTACCGATTCTCGGACGCATGGCAAAGGGTCATAAGGCGACGAGTATCAATGGCGCCGGCAACATGACGATCTATAAGAACACGCCGCTCTTTGACAGGATGCTTCTGGAATTTAAGTCCACGGGCAAGGATACCTATTTTGACCTTCAGGTGACGAATGAGGACCCAACCTCAGAAGCTGGGCGGCAGGTGACGATTCTGAAAGACTGTAATATCGACAGCGCCATTATTGCGAGTTTTGACGCAGATGGCGAATGGCTCGAACAGGACGTTGACTTTACGTTTGAAGATGTTGAGCAACCGACTCAGTTCAAGATGCTCGATGGGATGCAGTGAGGAGATAACACATGGAAAAAGAGAATTTGCAGGTATTTCTTGCCGAAAATGCGATCAAGCCAGCGTGTGTTGAGTATGTGGCATCGAAAAGGTTTCGGGGAGATGACGGAAAGCCTGTCGCATGGAAACTCTCGCCGATTACGAATGACGAAAACAAAGCGATTGCCGACCGCAATCGCAAGAAATCGTTTGTTCCCGGTACGCGCGAAACGCAGATGAATTTTGATCAGGAGCAGTATGCAAATGATCTGATCTGCGCCTGCGTGGCATATCCGAATCTCAACAGCGAGGCTCTGCAGAGCTCCTATAACGCCGTTGGCGCCGGGGAGCTTGTGCGGCTTATGCTGACGCCGGGTGAGTATCAAGATTTGTTCCAGGCAGTCATGCAGGCGAACGACTTTGACACCGGCATGGATGAGAAGATCAAAATCGCAAAAAACTGATTAACAGGGGCGAGTTCTATGCGAATATCGCATATTACGCGCTCCTGAAACTTCATATTCTTCCGCATGTGTTGTTTTCTTTGCCAGAGAACGAACGTGCTTTTATTTTTGCTGCGATCTCGATCAAGGCTAAAGCGGATAAAAAAGCTGCGGCCGAGGCAAAAAGAAAACACTAATAGAGCAGGATGAAAAGCCCTCACGTCGAATTAAATACCATATCGACGAGAGGAGTGACGATGATGGGAAAGTTTTGTAGTAACTGTGGAGCAAAGATGTCTGGCAACTTTTGTAGCAGTTGTGGTAATCCAGTAGGTGATACTTCTCCGGCCACAGAGAGCATTGTGCAACAAGAAACATTGAATGGTGTCACGTTTGACCCTATCCCTATATTTGCGGCGCATAAGGGTGTTATGGGGAGGATAAAGATCACCACGAAAATAATTTCTATTACTAATGCAAAGCCAAAAGAAGCAGCTACTTTTGTTGATGATCACTACAAAGACCAATCTTTTATGGACCGAGTCGCAGCTTATAGAACACCACAAGAGGAGATTCCTCCGCTAACTTGCCCTGCTTGTAAATCAACAAATGTTGAGATTGAAAGAAAGGGGTATGGTTTTGGAAAAGGGGTTATTGGCGTTGTGCTTTTGGGTCCCTTGGGCGCGCTCGCGGGAGGTATTGGGCGTAAAGATGTAAAATGTTTGTGCCATAACTGTGGAAATCGATTTACACCAAAAATATCTAAAAAGAAATAATATGGTATATGGAGCCGCCTCAAATACGAGGCGGTTTTCTTATACCTATTTTTACTTCAGAGAAGAGGTGTCTCGTGGCAACAATTAAACAAATGTTCGAGCTGGTTGACGGTGTATCGCCGAAACTCAATGTGATATCACGAACTGTAGATAAGGTTGTCGGTAAGTTTGATCGTGCGACGAAAGCTGCGACAGAAATGGAAACGTCTGCTGAACAGGCCGGGGATGGCATCAGAAAATCAGTTGAAGACACAACTTCCTTTGTTAATTTTCTCGGTGGTCAAATCTCATGGCTAGGCGGAAAGCTGAGAAGCCTCGGTGTCGGAGCTTTTAACGAACTAAAGGCAGGGCTTTCAAGTGTTATTGGACAGTTTACAATCGCGACCATCGCCGCAAATTCATTTATGTCAGCATTTAGCTATATTTCTAGCTTACCTGGGAGGCTTGTTCAGGTCAGTGACGCTTATGCGGGCATACAAGCGCGTCTGCGCATGGTTGCCGGCGGTATTGAGCAAGCGGCAGAACTCAATGATCTTGTTTATGCCTCGGCGCAGCGAGCTCGTGGCAGCTACGAGGAGATGGCGGATTCTGTCTCAAAGATTGCCATGACCGCGAAAAAGGCGTTTCCTGATGCACGGGAAGTCGTGCCGTTCATGGAAGGGATTCAGAAGCTCTTTGTTATCGGCGGTACAGCGGTAGAACAGCAGAAAAATGCTATGCTCCAGCTGACACAGGCCCTTGGTTCTGGAAGGCTTCAGGGCGACGAATTTCGTTCCATTGCGGAGGCAGCACCGCTCATTGAAAAGATGGTAGCGGACTATATGCAAATTGATGCGGGGCAACTCAAAAAAATATCGAGTGAAGGAAAAATCACGGCAGATATTCTTAAGAATGCTATTTTGACAAACCTTGACCGCATCAACGAGCAATTCAACGGCATGGGGGGGAAATGGGAACAGGTTATGCAGGTGATCAAGAACACGGGCACACGTGCCTTTGCGCCCGTGTTCGAAGAGATCAACGCCCTTGCCAACAGCGAGGCGGGGCAAGTGTTTGCAAATACGATGGTCTGGGGACTTCATGTTGCTGCAGATGCTGCTTTAGGTGTGATCAATAACATAAAATGGCTCGCCGGGGTAGCTCAGCGTACGGGCAGTTACATTGGTTCTTGGCTTAGCGCTGGCTTCACAGTTGCGTATCAATATCTCGATACCTTTGTTGCTTTTGCAATTGCAGGGCTTGCAATCTACGCAGGATATTGGATTGCATCGAATGCGGCTCTCGTAACCCATATAAGTACACTGATTGTCGCTGCTGCAACACAAGCGGTGACGAACACTTTAGGCGCTGCGTATGCTGCAATTATGGCGCTCATCCATATACGGACAACGCTCGCAACGGCAGCCACGGCGGCATGGACACTCGTAACAAACGGACTAAGCGCCGCATGGCGAATACTAAATGTTACGATGTACCTCAATCCGATTGGTCTTATCATCGGGTTGGTGCTGGTTGTCATTGGCGTATTTGCCGCATGGGTGGTGCATACATACGGCCTGCGCAATGCTCTAGCAAGCGCATTCAGTACAATGGCAGGTATTGTCGCGAATGCTGTTAATTTCATGATTGACCGTATTAACAACTTGATACAGTTGATCAACAAGGCCGCAGAAGGCATCAACGGCTTATTCGGAACAGATATCGGGATGGTCGGAGAGATCTCCTATCGCGCCGACCCCGAACAGTGGAGTAAGGATGCTGGCGACTTTGTCCAGAATTTCGACATCCACAACTATATACCGGGGCTGTCTCCGGAGAATATGCCGGATGCGTCGTATAACGCAACGGGCACAGCTTTTGAGGATCTTGGACAATCCGGTAAAAAAACAGCGCGTAACACCGACGCGATCAAAGATGCAATGGAGATCTCTGAGGAAGACCTAAAGTATCTGCGCGAAGCGGCAGAGCAGGAGGCAATCAACCGGTATACGACGGCGACCGTACAGATCGACATGGGCGGCATCAGCAACAATATATCCAATGACATGGATGTAGATGGGATGATGACGTACATGAATGACAGCCTCTTACAGGCGATGGCGGCAGGTGCGGAAGGGGTGCATCCGACATGAGTTATTACTTCTTCGTGGGAGATACGATGCTCCCCGTACCGCCTGCGAAAATGTCCATCAAAATCAAGGGAAAGAACAAGGCTATCAACCTCATCAACGAAGGCGAAGTTAATATTATCAAAAAGCCGGGGCTTACTGAAATCGCCTTTGATGCGCGTCTCCCGAACCGCCCATATCCGTTTGCGGATTATGATACTTCTCTTACGGCGTCGCTTGCGAATACTCTTTTTGGCAGTAGTTTTAGTTTTCGCAAGGCATCATATTTTCTCTCAGCGTTCAAAAAGGCGAAAGAAACGCAATACCCGATGCAGCTCATTATCTGCCGTATGTCGGGCGCGTTCTCCATGCTTTTTGACACGAATATGCTTGTGACTCTCGAAGATTACAGCATCGAGGAAGATGCAAAAGACGGTCTTGATGTGACGTGCCCCTTGAAATTCAAACAGTACCGTCCTTATGGGACGAAGGAATGCACTGTCACAAAGGATGAAAACGGTGTCGAGCATCTGACAGTGAAGGAGACGCGCCCTGCAATCGGGCGGGAAATCCCAAACGCTTACAAAGTCCGCAACGAAAAATCCATCTGGGAAGTTGCAAAGGGCATATCGAATGGTGGTATTGACTGGCGGGACATCATGCAAAATAACGGCATGACCAATCCGATTGCTGATCTTCCGGCAGGGGCGGTGATGCACATTGTCTGAATTTGTATCGGGGAAAAAGGCGTCCCTCGGTGCGGCAACGCCGACGAACGAAAAACAGCTGCAGCTGATCATCCACAACAAGGAGACGGATAAGTATTATTGGCCGGCTGTGCTTGATGGCGTTGTTTGGGAGACTTGTTGGAAGGGGCAGCCGGGCAAGCTTACCTTTAAAGTGGTTAAGGATGCGATGCTCGACTTCCATGAGGGAGACGTTGTGCAGGCGAACTACGACGGCATGAATTTCTTCTACGGTTACATCTTTGCCAAAAAATACAGCAAAGACGGCACGATTGATGTAACTGCATATGACCAGATGAGGTATCTCAAAAACAAAGATACCTATAATTTTGTTAATCTGACCGCGGGCGAAGAGATTAGACGGATTGCCGAAAATTTCCAACTGCAGGTCGGAGAGTTTGCAGATACAGGGTATACTATCCCGAAATTTCGCGGCGCAAATAAGACGCTCATAGATATCATGCAGACACTGCTTGATATGACTACACAGAACACAGGGCGGCTCTATGTGCTCTATGATGATTTCGGGAAACTCACAATGAAAGATTTGGAGGATATGAAACTTGACCTCCTCATTGATGCGGAGACTGCTGAGGATTTTGCGTATGAGTCCAGTATTGACAAGGACACTTACAACCGCATAAAGCTCTACTATGACAATAAAAAGACAGGCAAACGCGATGTGTGGATGGCAGTCAACAGTGCAGATATTAAGCGCTGGGGCGTCCTGCAGCTGACTGAGTCTGTAAATCCGGAAGAACCAATGAACTTTGGGCAGCTTGCAGACTCAAAACTAAAGATGTATGACCGCGTAAAGCGTACCCTGACTATCAAAAATGCATTTGGCGATCTGCGTGTACGCGGCGGCTCAATTCTCTACATCAACCTAAACCTTGGCGATGTAGCACTTACTAAGCGGGTTATCGTCGAGGCTGTAAAGCATACACTGACACAGGGGCACCATACGATGGATTTGACCGTGAAAGGAGATGTGATTACAGGATGAGCGCGCAACTATTGCAGACGATACAGCGACTGATAAAACAGACGCAAGGGAGCAGCGACCTATCGGATTGGTGCCTTGGCGAGGTTATTGGCATCGATCCTCTCACGATTCGTATCGAGGGCAAGGACGAAGTGACGGAGGCATTTCTTGAGCTGACTGACGCCGTGCGCGATTACGACGTGGACATTACCGTCAGCCACACAACGGAGAACCGAGCTGGCGGGAGTGGTTATCCGGAGTTTGCGAGCCATAACCACGCCTACAAGGGGCGTAAGCGGATTACTGTGCATAACAGCCTACAGGTCGGTGAGACGGTCATTCTTCTTCGTCAGGCGGGCGGGCAGGGCTTTGTAGTTCTGTCGCGCAATCGTAATCATACAAATTTGACGGGACAGTGGGGGTGATCGTATGGCGTTACTGCCGGACACAAGCACATCAAGCCTCGGTGAGAATCTGACAACTGCCACATTGCAGCCCAATATGACCTACCGTATGCAGATCGAAGATGAGCGGATACAAGGAGAACTTTCCGAACGTCTCGCGGCGGTAAAGCAGACCGCCTACAAAATACTCAACACAGAGCGCTACGCTTACGTCATATACAGCTGGAATTACGGTGTAGAGCTTGCCGATCTTTTCGGTAAGCCGGTCCCATATGTGCTCGCGGAAATACCGCGCCGCATCCGCGAGGCTCTTGTGCAGGATGACCGCATTAACGATGTTGTCGATTTTGATCTCAGCTATGTGCAAGATAATACACAAGGGCGGCGCGGTGATGTGCTCGCACGTTTCACGATCCGGAGCATCTACGGCGATATTGCAATGGAGAAGGGGGTGACAATCTGATGTATGAGGATCAGACACAAGAGCTGATACAAGCGCGCATGTTGCAGAACGTCCCGCATGACGTAGATAAGCGCGAGGGGAGCGTTATTTTCGACGCGACCGCACCCGCGTCGATCGAGTTCATGTTGCTCTATGCGGCGCTCGACTACTTCGTAAGGAACACGTTCGGCGACACGGCAGAGCGTGAATATCTGGTACGGCGTGCGCTCGAACGCGGGCTAAAGCCAAAGGAGGCAACGCGCGCCGTTGTGAAGGGGCGGTTTACGCCTGTGACACTCAACATTCCGATCGGCACACGGTACTCCTGCGAGGCGGTCAACTACGCCGTTACGGAGAAACTGACGAACGGGGAATACCTGCTGACCTGTGAGACACTCGGACCAGCAGGCAATCTCCCTGCTGGTCGTCTCGTCCCCATCGACTACGTAGAGGGCTTGCAGACAGCGGAACTCGTTGAGGTCACGATCCCCGGCGAGGCAGAGGAGGAGACCGAGCATTTCCGTGCGCGGTATCTTGCGAGTTTTGACAGTCAGGCATACGGCGGAAATATTGCTGACTACCGACAAAAGGTGGGCGCGATCCCCGGTGTCGGAGGTGTGAAGGTCTACCCTGTCTGGAAGGGCGGCGGGACGGTGCGTGTGACGTTCATGACAAGCGATTTCAAGCCGCCGACCGCCGAGTTTGTGCAGAAGGTGCAGAGCCTCATCGACCCCGAGACAAATCACGGTGAGGGCGTTGGGATTGCGCCGATTGACCATAACGTGACGGTCGAGGGAGCGAAAAATGCAGCGGTGCGCATCGGACTGCATCTGTCCTTCGCAGCCGGCACTGTATATGCAACCTACAAACAGCAGATTGAGGAGACAATTGACGGCTATTTTGCTGAGGTCAATAAGGATTGGCAAGCAACACAGCACGCAGAGATTGATAATGTGAGCAATACGGGGATTATAATCCGTATCTCACAGCTTGAGAGCCGTATCCTTGCGATTTCTGGCATCGAGGACATCCAACACACGACGCTCAACGACCGCGAGGAGAATCTGACGCTCGGGCTTGATGAGCTTGCAGTTCGGGGCGAGGTGCAGAATGGATAAAGTCACAAGAGATGTGCGTGTCGAGCGATATTATCCGTCTGTCGTTGCGCCCTCGGCAGAGTTTAAAACTCTTGCGAGGATCGAGAATCCCGAGTTTGTGGTGCTCTGGGAACGGGCTTGGCGGCGTTTTGCGAATACGTTTGTCTATGAAATTGACGAGGAAGGCGCAGCGCGTTGGGAAACAATGTTGCGCATGGTGCGTAGCGACAGCCTACCGATCGAGGAACGAAAGCGTCGTATCTTGGCTCGTATCAACGCGATGGTACCATATACAATACGCTCATTTCGAACGATGCTTGATGCGATGTTTGGGGAAAATACCGTAATCCCATTACGCATCCTAGCAAAACGTGAGTTATGGCTTGATATTGCACGTACGCATATTTTTCGTGCGAATGATGTGCGGCGTTTTGCGCGGGTCATCGTACCTGCAAATCTAACCATCCATATTTCAAGTACAGCAGAGACTGAAATATCTTTGTGTTTTGCAGGCTATGTCACATGCAAAAAGACCACAGTCATTGATTCGGGCGATGATATCTCTTATGCCATTCCGGGCGCACAATTAGGCTTTGCCGGCATGGTAAAGAGGTCAAAACATATTGTTATAAGGAGTGATTAAGATGGCGCAATTCCCTATCTTGCGTTTGACACACGCAGGACATGAGCTTTCTGGTATGAGTCAGGGTGGAGGCAAACTCATCTTTGTCCGCGCTGAGCTCGGTGATGGGCAGATTGGTGAAGGAGAGTCTGTTGAGAATCTAACGGCTCTCAAACATCAAGTTATGCAACTGCCCCTGCAGGGGTATCTAAACGAGGGAAACGGCAAGGCTCGTCTCAGATTTGTTGTTGAAAACAGCTCGCTCACGGCGGGCTTTTTTAATCGGGAAATTGGTATTTTCGCAAAAATGGAAGGCGGAGAGGAACAACTCTACGCCTACACGAATGCAGGGAACTACGCCGACTACATCCCGAGCAAGGACACGCCGATCGACGGCGAAATCATCGACCTCCATATCATTATTGGCAATGCGTCGAACGTTACCATTGTGACGGAGAATAGTGCGTACGCAACGCAAGCAGATCTGAAGGAGCATAACGAAAGTTCCGACGCACACGCGGACATCCGTATCGCCATCCTCCAGCGCAATCGCGCCTATAAGGTCGGCGACATTGCGTATCACAAAGCCCTGCCATCGTGGGCGCGTCTCGAATGTGTCAAGGCGGGGGCGACTGCCGCAACACTGCCAGACAAAATAGAACACGCGACCGAAAACGGGGGGGTACTGATCACTGATGGATCCGTTATATGGATCCTCGACGATCTGCGCGACGGCACACCCGTCGGGGCCGTACGCGGGTCTCTCTATCTGCCGGCGGGCTACATCAAGTGCAATGGCGCGACCGTGCAGCGGGCGGACTACCCGCGCCTCGTAGCACTGGCGGACAAGCATAACCTCTGGACGGACGATGTGACCGCCAATGCGGGACTGTTTGGCCGCGGCGATGGCGCGGCAACGATGGTGCTTCCCAACTGGACAGACCGCATGGTGCAGCTTGCGGGGGATGGTGCAGGGGCGACAGTGGCGGCGGGACTGCCCAACGTCAAAATCAGTTATCGTGATCGTATGTATACTGGCGGTGAGTCTTGGAGTTGGCAAACCGGACAGGAGCACAAAGTGCTCGAAGACAAACGGAAACAGGTAACCTTAGCGGTGGAAGATGGCCCGTATAGTTATGGATCCGGAGATGGGTCTGTCTATGGCGGCGTTGTATCCATTGATGTGTCTAAATCCAACGCAATATACGGCGCAGTGGAAACAGTCCAGCCCGCGGCAGTCAAGATGCTGCCAATCATCAGATACTAAGACCTGCGCTCCTACGCGCAGGCGAAAGGAGCAAACACATGAAAGCAGGACAACTCATACAGGACGGCTCTGCCGTCTGGATTTTGGATGATGTTCGCGACGGCGCACGAGTGGGCGACATTATCCTGCGTCCGACGCTGCGCGACGGCTTTGTGAAGGCCAACGGCGCAACCGTCAAGGCATCCGAATATCCGCGGCTCTTGGCGTGGGTGCAGGAGGCAGGAATGACCGTCACAGCGGAGCAGTACAAGACGGACTGCTCCAAATATGTCTATGACGGCGCACAGGACAAGCTGACGTTGCCCAATGCGACAGGGCGCACCCTTATGGGTGGCGGGAGCGTCAAGAGCATAGAGGCGGGGTTGCCAAATATTACTGGCGAGCTCGTATACTGGGGCGGAACTGTGTTCTACGGCAACGGTGCTTTTTTGGATTCCAAGAAAAAAGACCAGCCTGGACTTGCGGGTAACGATGACAAAGATAACACCAGTGCGTTATTTGACGCGAGCAAATCTAATCCGATCTACGGTGCGGCTGATACCGTACAACCGCCAGCAATCGCCCTGATTGCGCAGATCAAATATTGAGGAGGAACAACATGGAGACAAAAACAGTCTACGCCTATGCCGCCGATGGCAAGTACATCGGTGAGCGTACCCTTGACGATACCGACCGCAGCCCGATCAGCGGAGCATGGCAAATCCCCGGCAGCATGACCGAGGTCAAGCCTCCCGCGGCAAAGGAGGGCTATGACCTCTATTACAAGGGCGGCAAGTGGGAGCAGGTCGAGATCCCAAAACCAGAGCCAACACCTGCACCGCCCGAGGACAACGGGATGCAGGAGCCATACATAGACCCCGATCGACTTGCTGCATTCGAGGCAATGGTAGCACAGGAAGAACGTCTCGACGCGCAGGCAGAGCGCATCGCAGCCCTTGAAGCCGCACTGAAAGGAGGTGGGAAAAAATGAAGAAATGGCCTTACATGATTCCGGTCTACGCCTATCTCGTGCGCACGGGAAAGTGGGCAATCTCTGAGGAGGACAAACAGGAGGGGCAGAAGGTTGTCCCTGAGATCTATCAGGCAGATGTGGCAGCATATCTCGCAGAGCACGCCGTAGGATAACAAGGAGCGCAGAAAAGCCGTCATGACGCATGGCGGCTTTTTCTGTGCACAGAAAGGATGAGCATATGGCAAGAGGCGAAATCCTCGCCGAACTCGAGGGAATCAAAACACAGCTGGAAACGCTCGCAGTAGAATTGCCGGGGCACCGCGACCAGCTCTATGAGATCAACGCACGAATCGCACGCGTCGAGGAGAGTACAAAGTCCGCGCATCACCGTATCGATGATTTTAAGCGCGATGTCTGCTGGACCATCGGCATGTCAACGACCATCGTCGGCATCTTTGCAAGCATATTGACATGGGCGCTTGGCGGGAGGTGAGACGATGCTCAAAGTCTCACAGTGGCTCAGGAAAGGCAAAAAGTACCTGCGCAACATGACCAAAAGTCATGCGGCCATGCGTTACATAGTATGGTATGCGGCGATGCTCGTTATCGGCTGTACCATCTACGTTAGCGCATGGCTCTATGATTGGTATACTGCGGTGCGGCCCGATCTCGTGGAGTTCCGCAATTTCTTGCATGAAATCACCGGGGCGGCATGGATTGCGGCGATTGGTTTTTTGGCCAAAGCGTTTATCGACCGTGACAACAACGGAATCCCCGATCAGTACGAAGAAGAAAAGGAGAACAAAGATGGAAAGAGTACATCTGAAAGATCTGAATCTGAACTATAACGCGGGCAACCTGAAAACCCGTGGGGAGACGGATATGATCGTCCTGCATCACACTGGCAATCCGACCGATGATGATCTCTCGGCGGAGGAGATCAACGCATCGCATCAGGCGAAGGGGTGGACGTGTATCGGCTATCACTACGTCGTGCGCAAGGACGGTACCGTGGAGATCGGACGACCGCATTGGACGGTTGGAGCACATGCGTACGGGCACAACAGTCACACCATCGGCATCCATGTCTGCGGCAATTTTGAGATTGGCTATCCAACAGCGGCGCAGATCGAATCAACGGCGATGCTGTTGGCCAATGTCTGTACCGACTACGGCTTGCCGATTGACCGCGATCACATCGTCGGGCACAGAGAGTTGATGGGGACGGCGTGTCCCGGCAGGAATCTCTTTGCGCAGATGGATGAGATTGTCGGCAAAGCGAATTTCTATGCAGCGCAGTGAGGAGGTGAGCGAAATGCTCCAAAAAGCAAAAGACTTTGTGGCAAAACACAAAACAGCCGTGCTGGCGATCCTGTGCATCCTGCTCGTCGGCATTGCGTATGCCGTCGGCAGACACTCCGCATCGGAGCAGACGGCGGCCGAAAAACCTGCCGTCCTGACGCAGGAGCAAACGCAGAATGCGGCGGCGCTACGGGCGCAGCTCGATATCTCCAAGAGTAACGCGGAGACTCTGCAGCGGCGTCTTGCCGACGTACAAGCGGGACAGCGTGCACCGGCTGCGACGTACTACGTACAGGCGCCAACCGTCGAGCGTGCTGCGCAGGTGGTGGAGCGTCAGATCAGGGAGGACAATCCGACGCTGCCGAGAGCAGCACGCGAAAAGTCTGATCGGACGGTCATAACACCAATCACAAAAGATGCGGATGGCAAAGACCTGCCGCCGGCAGATCAGAAGGTAGACGTCTACAAGATCAACCTGCGCAAAGATCACCGCATCAAGGCAGGTGCATCTGTCATTGACGGCAAGGTACTGATGACCGTCGGCTACGAGCAAGGACGATTTGAGGCACTGGCACACTTTGACGGGGCGCGCTATAAGGGCGCGACCGTCATGTATAACGTCGCCGAGTGGTGAATAGTTGAATCGACTGGGGGAGATGTTTTGCGGCGTCTCCCTTAGTTGGTTTAAGGAGGTATGGAGCATGCTTGAGAGTGAACTATGCAATTACGCAGAAAAACTTGCCAATTTTATTCGGGGAAAAAACTTTGCGCCAGTTGCCAAAAGGAAGCCATACTATCACATGGGAGCAACAATAACCGACTCTATACTACAGGCAGGTTTAAATTATCATCATGTAGTCTATCCGCGTGTTCTTAAACTCCTCACAAAATATCCGGACTACAAGATGACATGTGATTTCATTATTTTGATGCAGGTCGCGCCCCTCTCGGAACTCATCTCTTGGAAAAATCCGAAAAAGCTACAACGCGTTAAAGATTTAACATGGTTTCTATATAACAGTGGCATCGAAAATGAAGATCAGCTTGCAAAATGGCTTGATATAGAAGAAAACATAAGTCAGCTAAGAAAGCTTGATGGCATTGGACCTAAGACCATTGATTACCTAAAAATGCTTTCTGGCAGTCAGGCGATTGCTATAGATCGTCACCTATTTGCATTCTTGGAGTTGGCAGGGATACCTCATTGCTCATACCAAGAGGCTAGCCTTATATATGGCAAGACAGCAGAGTTATTGAATACGAGTCAATATGAGCTGGACAAGCAAGTATGGCTGTATATGGCTAAAACTTAA